ACCCGTCTTGTGCATACCAGAAGAGCCGCAGATTTTTATCGCAGGTTACAACCAACTCCTCTCCGCATTTACAGCGGACCAGATACATACCATGTTTTAATTCCATATCAATCCTTTCGTTAGCTCGGGAACACCCCGAACGGCGCAAAAACTACCAAAACGCCGTCATCCTGTCATGTCAGGTTTTGGCTGAATCTGTCGTAGGACAAACTCCTACACGCTGTAGGACAAAACCTGACTAGCCTGGCTAACGCGCAAAAGAATACACCACGCCACGCCACAATACCCACCGTTTGTCCGGACTCACAAAATCCGGCGTAAAGGTTTCTCCTGTATCAAGCCCTGCGATCCACCCCTTGCCCGGAATACCTGCGAGCATTGTCAGTCGCCCAGTCTTCTTGCCCTCGTCAGACTCCAATTTCACCCTTGTGGTGGCATTCGAGAATGAAATCAAATTACTCCCGCCAAGCGCCACGACCGCATTCGACATGCCTCGACCTGATACCTTGATTGCCCCCTCCCCCAACCGCTGCGCTCCAAATCCAATAAGCCGGCCCACCAACCAAGGCCCATAGTACAGCACCGCCCCGGCAATTCCCAAAATCAACCCAAGTCCGACATACCAGGGAACACCGCGCACCCATTGATTTACAGCCTTATGGTCCGCCCCGCCAATCCCCACGCCCGAAAGCGTGTCATAGCACCGTGCCAAGGACAAATCCAAAGGGAACATCCCCGATTCATGAAATGTCCCGACCGCGCCGCCCCGTGGTTGTTCAAGAGTCCGGACCCACCGGAATCGCCGTGGCGCCCGAAACCCGCGCCACCGCTCCAGGCCCCAGTTTCGTAGCACCGTCCAATCCTGCGCCACAATTCTTATTTGCTTCACAAGTTGGTCCGGGTGCTGACAATCCAACCAAATCTCGTCACAGAGTTTGCGGTGCTGTGACAAATACCAGACAGCCTCTTTCTCTAAAGTGGCCCAATCGCGCACTCCGAAATACTGGTGCCCCTCTTGAATGCAGTACAAGCAAGGTTCCACCCCGATAAGCGAATCAACGCGCTTCCCGGCCCGCCACCGCCAAAACTCGCGAACCTGCTCGTCAGTCAACGTGAAAAGCCTATTATCCAAATCCACTTCAATCTGTCGATCCAGGAAGTAGTCCCGCAGCCGACTCCGAAAAATCCGCAGGTTTGTCGCACAAACCATATCAGTATGCGCCAAATACCACGCAAGCTGTCGAAGCAAGTAATAGGACTTGCCCGCACCAGGTGTTCCTACTACCACGTGAATCATACCACGCCACTACAATAAACCACGCCCCACCTAAAGCCAAGTTGATTCAGGATTGATGGGGCGCGGCGCGCACCGGAACGCTTGCGCGCGGAAACGCTCAGGCTTGGGCGCGGCTCACCTACGCTGCGCGCCGCCGGCCCGTCCCCAAAAAATCGCTCTACGCGTGCTCGCGACCGCTCCGCTCTGCGCGCGCTGTGGCTCCGCCCCCGACAGATCTGCGCGCGAGAGCACCTGCGGGGGGGGGGCTACGCCCCCGCGTGCTCGCGCTTGATCTGTCGGGGCTCCGCCTACGCGTGCTCGTCGCTGCGCGCGCTGTGGCGATTTTTTGGGGTCCCCGCCGGCGGCGCTGGCTCCGGCGCAGCCGCGCCCAAGCCCTCGCTCCCGCGCGCGCGCTGTGCGCGCCGCGCCCCATCAATCCAGAAAACCGGAAGTTTGCCGGTCCGCTCTTCACTTCGTGAAGCGGCGGACCGGAATAGTCCGCAAGCGCATGCGACGCCGCATAAGGGCTGCCTGCACCGCAACCCACCGCATAGGCGCCGCAACACAGATCCCGCCGCAACACTAATGCAACGAAGTCTCGCGCGCGCGCAATTGCTCCCCCATCCCCAGTCCACTGTCACGCTGTTCGGGCAACCGTCCAAGCGCGCGCGCTCATAGGCCGCCCATACTCAAGCGCTCAGTACTGAAGAGGCAAAGCTTAATAGGGAGGAAAGATGCCCGGCCGGCGCCCGGCAAAAAACAACGCAAGGGATAGGCCGAGGCTGGTACGGGAGGTACTACGCTGGTAGAAGAACCCCAGCCTATCCCAAATCACGGCACCCCGACGACGACTCGAAAAATCCGGTGGACAAACCAAAGGCTGAAAAGCCCTAAAACCACAAAGGAAGTGCCGCGAAAAATCAAAGTACCATGCTCGAAAAGAGTCCCGCGCGGACGCCAAGAAACCCCGCCCCCCTCGACGACTTGAATATCCGCCGGCAAATCGGAAGCTGGAATATCGACGCCTGCAACAATTAAATTGGTGGATTCATCTGCAAGCCAATCCAAATGCATAGTTCGATCGACGACAACCGGAATATCGCTGATGTAACAAGCCCAAAAATTTGTGCCTGTGCGAATGAAATTTAGACCGCAAATAGTCCAAGCATTCGCGCAAACGCAAAAAAGAATACTGAATAAAGCAAAAACTAACCGACTGCGCATAAGATCACCGCTCGACAAATCAGATGCATCACCCAGATCACACCTCGATCAATAAGCCAAGCCAGAAAAAGTGAAAAGAGAGATTTAAAATCGATTAGGTCGAAAACCCATTGAACACCCCCGACCGTATGAAAAGCCGCACCTGCGTTCGAAACCACCGTAGAAAGCGAACTACCCTGGAATAAATAATCCCGCGCGAAATTCCAAAGCACAGCCGCGCTACCCGCGCAAAAAATTCCAGTAAGTACTAATGCTCCGACCGCAAGAGTGAAAGCCACCCCGCTGGCGACACCCGGAAGAACAATTGTAGTTTCCATCTGCCGTTGGCTCATGATCTTTTCAGCCTTGTCGTACGCGTAAGAGACCAAATTCGCAGCAAGGAAAACCGCCGCAAGCCAGTAAAGGCAACGCTGCAGTAAACTCTTCTCACCGGTCCCAATAAATTGATCCGGATTCGTGTTGACAAGTCCAACTACTTCCCCGCCGGCAAAAATAGGAAATACCCAAATGCTTGTCGATGCCGGCGTGAGACTGCCGATGCTAACATTGCTCGAAAAAGCACCCGCAAGAGAATTTGCCGCCGCGCTCAGATCAGGAATTGTGGTTTGTGCCAGCTCATTCGACGCCCCCTCTGTACTCTTGATTTTATTGGTGGCCCCAAAAGCGCTCAAAAAAGATCCAACCCAGGCACCATTTTGTGCTGAAAGAAGAAAAGCGTTCGTGCCAGCAGCATCAGCAGAAAACTGCACGCCCCGAACAATATTCGTGCCCGGTGCCTCAACGACAGAGTTTGTGATGACTCCCGGCGTGATGGTCCCAATTCGAACCGTACTGGCCGCAGTCGGAGGAGAATTCGTATTCCACGCAAGAATATCACCTGGAATTTCGGACGCCGTCACTTCAACCTTCTCGCCGTCTGTATTCCAAACCGAACTCCGCACACAGAAATCAGATTTTTCGCCCGTGTACTCAATGTCAACGGACTCGCCGGGGGCGAGAAATACATTCGTGGACCAGCCGAATTGATTCGTGACTGTAACTCCCCGAAATCCAGAAAAATCGTTCCGGATTGTAAGTTTGGTTGAATACTCCTCGTGCGGCCCCTCGTATCCCCAGCCCACGCCGTCCCAGGTCAAAGTTGGGTATTGCCCCTCTGCTGATACTGTAAACCATGCGCTTTCAACCCAATTCGGGCCGTAAACTTTAAACGTCACTGGCGCCGAGTATTGAAACGTAAAGAGTGTCGTTTGTCCCGGATACACAGCCTGCCCAAGGGAATAAGCCTGTCCCCAACCCCAACACGTAAACCACGGTCCGATTGAGTCTGCAGACGAATTTCGGACATAAAACCCCACATCCCCCCGGCAAATCAAGCAAGCCGGCAAAAACAGTAGTAATAGTAAAATCCGTACCATAAACAAAAAAAGTGCGACCGCAGTCGCACTTGCGCGAAAAACCCGACCGCAACCGCGGTCTTCTTTCAACTTAACTGAAAATTACCGAGTGCCAGCAATCTTTCGCCAGGCCACTCGACCAAGCCCGATCGCCATCAAAACGCCGAGAACAGTCAGGGCGACCGGCAAAACCTGACCAAAGGTATCTTGAAGATTCGTTATAAGTTCGACAACGTTCGTGTCCGCTGTAGCAAGTAGAGTCATATCGTTCCTTTTGTTCTATTTTTTTGAAAAGAAAATCGGAAACTGCGGAAATTGTCAAGCGCTTTTTTTCGCCCCCCCCCAAACCGCGAAAAACTCAAAAAGTATCTGGACACACCTTTTCCTTGCAGGACCCCCGCGGCGCGCGCGCGTACGCGCGCGCGCACGCGGGACCCTGTTCAACGGCGACGGGAGGAATTCTCAACTCCCCGCCGGCGCGGACGAGGATTGCGGCACACCCTGCAATCGCGCCCGCAAAGATTCAGAAATCCAAAGCAACCGAACTTGATTCCCGCCCCACCGACCCTGACCCTCGTCAAGCTTGTGGAGCGCATATCCGATCAACCATGGGCGGCGGGACACAAAATCAAAATGGGCATCAGCGTATTTCTGCCTATACCAAAGGACGGCCCGCACAATATCAGCCCGTCGCCCGACCAACAGAAGGTGAGCGTGAAGTCGCCCCCCACGGCCCACTTCTTCTCGCAGAATCCACGTATTCCGTCGCAATCCTCGATTGCCGTACACTTCACGCAGGAACGCCGCATACCGCCGGCATCGAACCGCTTGGCCGGGCGCAACCCAGTTACGCCCGTGCCCTAAACGAACATGGGCGTTCCATGCAATGTGCGACAGCAACACGAAAGACGGAACCATGTTACTTGACCTCGAGGATTCGACCTCGGAAAACGGGGTTTACAATCCCCTGCTGCACCTGATGTACAGCCAAAACCCCAGACCGCCCCTGTAATTTCCCCTTATAGGTACGCTCCTCCTCGTCAGACAACCGGTATAGGTACATATCACGCAGCCGGAATTCGGGCTCCGGCGTGCGATCAATCACATACACTGAGTAGGCCCGACCGCCAGGTCTCCCATTGCGGGCAGGCCAGGTCTCCTCGGTCTCACAAAAAAACTCCACAGGTAGTTTCATGCAAACTCCCTCCCCCCCAAAAACTCCACCTCCGCGAATTTGACCCCATTCATCCGGATCAGCGTTCCTGCATCAGGTGCAAGCCACCCCGAACAAACCGGGCAACACAAAATCCGCG